GCTGGCACGTGTGGCGGGCGCTCTGGGAGGCCTGGCCGTGGCTGCGCGGGGCAGGGTTCGGGGCGGCAGGGCGCCAGCTCGGCGTGTGGGGCCATGCGCGGGAACCGGGGACGCCGTGGATTCAGGGAGGCAACGTGCACAACGAGCCGGTGGAGTGGGCGTATGAGACGGGGCTGCTCGGGGTGGTGGCCCTGGGGCTGATTGCGTGGGAGATCGGGCCGACGCTCAGGATCGGCGACCCCGTGAGCGCGGCCATCGTCAGCGGGGCCGTGGTCTCGCTCGCGACGCCGTTCTTACGCGTGTTCCCGGTCGCGGTGGTCGATTGGCTGACGCTGGCGTGGGGGGGGCGATGAGCACCAAACGCAAGGGCGGTCTGACTAGAAGAGACCGTGACTACATGGCGATGTTCCGCGAGGATCTCCTATGGCCGCCACGGTGCGGGGTGCCGAAGAACATCAAGCCACGGCAGCTGCGCCTCCTGATTCTGACCGCCTATTCTGTCGGGCAGTGGGCCCAGCAGCGGACCACCCGCCAAGCACAACGGGCTATCGCCAAGGCCCTATGGACCGGACGCTGGAAAGTGGATGCGGCCCAATGATCGCCGCCCTGGCGCGCCGGCTGTGGGAGGCGGCGACGCGGCCGCACCCGCCGCGGTATGACGCCGATCTGCGCGAAGAGTGGACCATCCAGCTCCGCGGACAAGACGACGTGCTCGTCACCGTGCGCCATTACGGGGAGCCGACGATGGAGCCGGAATTGATGACCTTTAATGGGTTAGTGGGGGTGCTCAAGGTGGGGCGCCAGCGGGGCGTAGACCCCACCGTGATGTTGCTGAAGCTCACGCGGTATCTGCAGCATGGGGGAGGGCGGGTGTAATGCCCAGGAAACCGAAGCGCGAACGGGTGATTGAACTCGGCGTCTGCGCGGGCTGCGAGCTCGCCCTTGGGGAGTGCGTGACGCGCGCCGTGGTGACCTGGAACGACCAGCCTCCGCTGCATCTCTGCGGCCCCTGTGCCGCCTTCTTTCTGACCAAGACGGATGAGCACGAAATGGCGTGGACGCGGTTCCTGTCCGACCGCTTGGAGGCGTAGCCCATGCCCCGGATTCGGACCCTGAAACCCGAACACCGCCAGCACCGCAAGGTTGGCCCCTTGACCGACCGAGAGTACCGGCTCTGGGTCAGCATGATCCTCGAAGCCGACGATGAGGGGCGATTGGTCTGCACTCCGGCCCAACTTCGGGCCTGCACTTGGCCCTATCTCGAGGATTCGAGGCGATGCACTACCGATGCAGTGGAGATGTGCCTTCGACGCATTGCGACACTGGGGCTGATCGTCCTCTATGACGTGCAGGGCGTCCGATACGCCGCCTTCCCCTCGTGGGGGGATCACCAAGTGATAAATAAGAAGAAACCGTCACGCCTCCCGCCACCACCCAACCCGGACAGTCCCGTAGCCGTACCGGAACAGTCCCGTACCGATACGGGAGGAGTACCGGGGGAAGGGAAGGGAATCGAAAGGAAGGGAAAGGAAGTGGAAGGGAAGGGAGGGGAGTCCGAGGGGAGGGAACACAGGCGGATTGTTGATCCTGTGGATACAAGCAACGGCAGAAAGCCAGCCAAGGGCGAGTACCAGGCCATGGTCAACCACCTCAAGACCGCCGACCCCAGCATGACCGACGAAGTGGCGGAGTCCATCGCCCTCGCCCACTACCACAACCGAATCCACAAGCCATGACCGACCCCAACCCCGACTGGTACACCGTCGAACAAGCCGCCATGAAGTGCCACCGCAACCCCCGCACCATCCGCAACCTCGTCTCCAAGCACCAGCTCCCACGCCGCCTGCTCTGGCGTGTCTACAACCGCAAACGGAAACGCGTCATCTTCCTCTCACCGGAGACCCTCACACTGCTCCGTAAACTAACACTAGAACGAGAGAATTAGCCCACCCACGTCAGCCAGGTGACAGTGAGTCGCTGACGACTCACCCAACAAAGCACTGACCCTTCACTGCTAGTACCGTCACGCCACTGACGCATTCCTAGTCTACTCACCGCCCCGACTTGACAGCATTTCGCACACTTACGCACACTACCCGTTGTGGTCCAGCCTACGAGCGCGCCGAGGCGATGTGCAAGCTCGCGGAATCACGGCGATGACTCATAACTCACGTTACAGGCACGAGCAGGGAATCGGCGAGCGAGCAACCCCGGCGGTTGATTCTAGCGGCGAAGCCTCGGCGCAACTCAGCCCAAAAAATATCGCTATCACGCGGAGTTACGACGCAGCAGTTGACGCGGTTGACGCCGTGACGTTGCGGCTGGTGGCGATGTGGGCGGCGATTGAAGAGGCGAAAGAGCGGGCCGCGGCGGCAAGGGGCGGCCGTGAGCGGCTGGTGTGGGATTTGGCGCTGCGGGCGGGCGCGTGGCCGATTCAAAGCACTGGCCCAGAGTGCCCAGGAGGGGCCCAGGAGCCGCGCGGGGCATCGGAGTCATGACGGAACACCACCGGACCCGGAAACGGGGCCTCGAAGTGAACCTGTATCAGTCGGAAGGGGGCCGTTGTGCGTCAGACCAACGAGCAGCGGGAGGAGATGGCGACGTTTCGGGGGTACATCGTGCCGGCCTTGGGGGGGTTGACTCGGATCGTGGCGGACCCGGAGGGGTGGCCGATGGTGCCGGGGCGGTTGGGGCGGTTGGAGTGGCGGGGACGGGAGTGGGCGACAGGGGAGGCGCGGGTGTTCGCGTTCACGGACCGGGCGCGGATGATCGGGAAGTTGCTGGCGGTGCCGGGGGTGCGGAAGTCGCAGATCGGGGACACAGAGGCGGCGGTGTCCATGGCGGCAACGGATCAGGCGGCGATTCAGGCCGTGGCCCGATTGCTGCGGACGCGGGTGCGTCGGCCCCCGCGCGAGGGAGCCGCGGAGCGGATGGCGGCGGTCCGCGCCAGGATCGGCCAGCCGGCGGGGTAGCCCGTCCCGGCCGCAAGGTGGTGCCGCGGGATGGCATCCCGAGCATCGTGGAGTTCGTGGAGCACCGGGAATATCTCGGCCTGAGCATCTCCGTAGCGCAGCGCGTCTTGCTGAAGGCGATTTACGGGTTGCCGTTGGCGGATGCGGAGGAGCTGGCGATGTTCCGGGAGTGTACGGGGCGGACGGAGTATCTCGGCCAGCCGATGGACCAGGTGACGGTGATTGCGGGGCGCCGGTCGGGCAAGGATTCCCGCATTGCCGCGCCGATCGCGATCTACGAGGCCCTGTACGGGAGCTGGGGGGAGGTGGCGGTGTCGGCGCCGCCGGGCGAGCCCATCGTGATCCCGATCATTGCGAACAACGAGCGGAATGCGCAGATCGCGTTCAAGTACATCGCGGGGTACGTGCGCCGCCACAAGCGGCTGAACGCGCATTGTCACGACGAGCGGCGGGCCATCCTGGTGCTCGAGCACGCGGTCGCGGTAGACAAAGAGGGGCACCACCCCGAGATCGAGCTGGCGTGTTACCCCTGCACGAAGGCGTCGGCGCGCGGGTGGTCGGTGCCGGCTGCGCTGATGGACGAGGTGGCGTTTTTCGCGATGGAGGCCGGGCTCGAGAAGGACGAAGAGGTGCAGGTCGCGCTCGAGGGGGCGGGGATTCACTACGCCCGCCAGATCATCGTGAAGATCTCGACGCCCGCGGGCAAGCGCGGGCTGCTCTACGAGGACCAGAAAAAGTACTGGGGCGTGAACGACGCCGCGGTGCTCGTGTGGAAGGCCCCCTCGCTGCTCATGAATCCGGCCATCAATGCGGCGCGGGTGTCCCAGGTGCGGACGCGCAATCCCGACGCGGCGCGCTCCGAGTACGACGCCGAGTTCCGCGCCGATGTGGAGACGTTCTTGCCGATGGATCTGATCCAGGCCGCCACGGTGGAGGGTCGGCACGAGCTGGGCCCCGTCGAGGGGGTGGACTATATCGCCGCGGTGGACCCGACGGGCGGCACGGGGTCGGATGCCTACACGCTCAGCGTCGTGCATCTGGCCTGGCGCGACGGGCGCCCGTGGATCATCCAGGACGTGGTGCGCGGGTGGGCGCGCGTGCGCGGCGGCGACGCCTTGAACCTCCAGCAGACGACGCACGAGGTGGCGGAGCTCTTGAAGCTCTACCGGATCTACACCGTCGAGGGCGACGCGTATGCGGGCGACTGGCCGGCGCAGGCGTTTCGCGACGAGGGGATCACGTATACGAAGAGCGAGCGCGACAAGGCCGCCGCGTTTCTCGAGTTTCAGCCCTGGATGGCGCGCGGCGATATCGAGCTCCTGGACCACGAGCAGCAGAACCGCGAGATGAGTCTCCTGGAGCGCAAGACGACGCTGCGCGAGAAGAAACCCGCCATCGGGCATCCCAAGGGTGGGCATGACGATTACCCCAACGCGCTGGCGCAAGCGGTGGCCAAGCGCGCCAGTGCACTGCACGCCGCGATCACGTGGAGCGGGGAGGCCGAGCCCGCGCCGAAGGGCATGGTCGGGAGCGCGCTCCAGCCGCTGGCCGATGACAATGTGGTGCCGACCAGTGACGCGCGGCGCTGGGGTCGCCCCGGGCGTCTGGCGTGGACGCGCGAGGCGGTAGGGGCATGACGACGGTGTGGGTCTATGCGTGTGGGAGTCGGGGGTGTGTCCCGCTCGCCGGGTATGCGCGTCTGACCTGCTGGGATCCCTGTGTGCACTGTGGCCGGATGATGCAGGAGTTCTTCCTCTGCGTCGATCCGGTGGAGCCGACCCGCGAGCCGGTGAGCGCATGAGCGCGCCCGCCCCGGAGCATACGTGCTTCCCGTGCATCTCCCCGGCGTGCCGGCTGACGCACTGTCCGCGCTGCACGCCTTGCTACGGGGCGGTGGCGCCCGCCGACCCCTGTCCGAGGTGCGGCGCATGAAAATTTGGCTCTATGCCTGTTTGGATGCGGTGTGTGTCGGGATTCGCGCGAGCCGCACGCAGGTGGTGGCGGCGACGTGTCCGGTGTGTGCGGGGGCGACGCGGCCGTATTTCACGCGCATCGAGCCCGACCCGATTCCGCCCGCGCCGGTCCCGGAGTCCGCGCGGTAATGGCGAAGAAGCAGGCGAAGCATGTCACCAAGCAGGCCACGAGGAGACGACGCATGAGCGAGCGCCACGAGTCACATTCGACGCACCCGACGCCCACCCCTGCCCCCGCCGCGAGTGCGGCCAGCGCGCTGGAGCTGGTCAAGCGTCTCGCGGGGGAGAATCGCAAGGGGCCGCGCCCGGAGATCTGGTCGGCGCTGCACGATGAGGCGACGGCGCTCGTGGCGAAGGGCGGGAAGTGAAAGTATTAGTCTGCGGCGGTCGGGATTACACCGCCGCCGATGTTCTGTTCAATGCGCTTGACGCGCTCCACGCCGAGTGCGCGGTGTCTGAATTGGTGCATGGGCAGGCGCGAGGTGCCGATCAGCTCGCATACATGTGGGGGGCGAGTCGTCTGGGCGAACACGCGCTCCGCGCATTTCCGGCCGAGTGGGGCAAGTTCGGCCGTGCCGCGGGACCAAGGCGGAATCAGCAAATGCTTGACGAGGGGAAGCCGGATCGCGTGGTGGCGTTTCCCGGTGGCCGAGGCACGGCGGACATGGTGCGCCGGGCGAAGCGGGCCGGTATTCCGGTCACGGAGGTGTGCGCCGATGTGCGCCCCGCGTAACCCCTGAGCCCGCGCGCGAAAGCGCCCCCGCTCGCCGCTGCCGCCCGCGGCGCGCAGCCGGTGACGGAAGCCACCGCGTACGACGACCGCGGCATGGACGGCTACCGCCGCATTTCCGCCACCGGCGGCCAGCGCCAGTCCCTTCGCGATCTCGCCCCGATCAAGCAAGACCAGATGGTCAAGCTCGCCTTCCTGCAATGGGAAGGCAATCCGCTCGCGCAATTCCAGATCGAGATTCTCCTCGATTTCGTGCTCGGCGAGGGCGCCCAGATCACGTCCGATATCGCGGAGTGTCGCGAGGTGTTGGAGAACTTCTGCGAGGATCCGGTCAACCAGCTCGACCGCCGCCTCGCGCAGATGATCCGCGGGTTCCGCCTCTACGGCGAGCTGTGTACGCCCGTCGCTGTGAACGACCGCGACGGGCACGTGCGCATCGCGGACGTGGACCCGCTCGACATCGTGGACGTCATCACGGACCGCGACAACATCCTCATCCAGCGCGGCGTCCTCGTGCGGCCGCAATCGGGCATCCAGTCGGAGACGAAGTACTACAAAGTCCTCGCGGCGAATCCGCTGCGCGGCTCGGAGACCTATAACCGCTGGGTGCCCGCGGAACCCGGGGAGTACGACGACACCGCCAAGCGCCCGTATGACGGCTCGTGCTTCCTCTGGCAGACGAACAAGGTCAGCAACGCCCGCCGCGGGCGCAGCGATCTCCTCTCCACGTTCGACTGGAACAACGGCTACGACAACTTCATGTACGACTCAATGGACATTGCGGGGCTCCTGAATTCCTTCGTGTGGGATATCGAGCTCCAGGGCATGACCGATGCGCAAATCGACGCGTGGATGAAGAAGTATCGCGCCCGCCTCGCGCGCGCCGGCACCTTCGCGCATAACGAGAAAGTGAAGCTGACGCCGCAAGCGCCGAATCTCCAGGCGCTCGATAAAGACGCCTATGCACGCGTGCTCCGCGGCCACATTCTCGGCAGCAAGGGCATCCCAGAATACTTCTACGGGCAAGCGGGCGGCGCGACGCAGGGGTCCGCGAAGGAAATGGGCCTCCCCGCGATCAAGCGGCTCACGCGGATTCAGAAAGAAGTGCGGTACATCCTCTCCGACCTCGCGCGCTTCGCGCTCGATCAGGCCATCATCCATAAGCAGCTCAAGCCCACGTACACCGTCGGCGAGGGCGAGGGCGCGAAGGAGATGCCGGCGGAGAAGTGCTTCCGCGTCATCCTCCCGGAGCTCTCGATGAAGGACCAGTCAGCGACGGTGGCGGCGCTCACCTCGCTCGTGGCGGCGCTGGGCCAGGCCGAGATGAAGGGCTGGGTACGGCCGGAGACCTCCGCGCGGCTCTTCGCGTTCCTCGCCTCGCAGCTCGGGCTCGAGGTGAAGGCCGAAGACGAGTACACGCCCGGCGTGCCCGCGGGGGATGCGCTCGCCGGCTACGCGAACATGGACCCGACGCAGCTCGCGCGCCTCACGGCGCAGCTCGGGCGCCAGGGCGCGGGCAACGGGGCGAACATCAACCAGCCGAAGGCGACCACGCCCGTCGGCGGGAATACGAACCAGTGAACGCGGAGCGCCAGCCGCCCATCGTCACCATCGTGCTGCTCCTCGTGATCGTGCTCACCGCGTGCTGGTTGAGCGTGCGATGAGTACCCCCGCCGAGCGGTTCATCGCCGAAGTCCAGACGATCCGCGCGCACGTGGACGCGCTGCCGGAGGTGGCCGTCCGTGCCCTCCTCGCGGAAATCGAAACGTTGCGCCGATCGGTCGCGGCGGAGATTGTCTCAGCGGCCCCCGACACCTATCAGCCGGAACGGCTCCGCCTCCTCGATGCGCGCCTCCGTGCGCTCGGCCAGGCGGTGGCGGATCGCTACACCGCGGCCGTCGCCGGTACGGAAACGCGCGCGGCCGCGCTCGGGCAGGCGCTGACCGCCGAGCCGCTGATGGCCTCCGGCGATCTCGGCTTCACGCCGCAAGCGAGCCGGCGGCAATTTGAGATCGCGCGCGCGTGGCACGCGAGCCTGATCTCCGGCGCCATCGGCGACACCATCAACGCGATCTCCTCCGATCTCCGTGCAGGCCTCCTGCGGGGCGCGAGCACGTTCGAGATCGCGCGCCAGGTGACGGCGAAGCTCGACGCCCCCGGCCCGTTCGGCTCGCTCGCGACACGGGCGGAAGCGATCACCCGCACGGAGATCGGACGCATCACGGCGCTGGCGCAGCAGGCGAGCCTCACCGAGGCCGCGCGCGTCGTGCCGGGGCTCAAGAAGATGTGGCAGCACTCGGGGAACCTCGGGCGCTACGTCCGCACCGGCCATCTGGAGGCCGACGGCCAGGTTGTGGCCGTCGATGCGCCCTTTCGGGTGCGTCCGTCCGTGGTCGGTGCTCGTAGCGCATTCGAGCTGATTCAGTACCCGCGCGATCCCATGGCGAGCCCGGAAAATTCTGTTTTCTGCTCGTGCGTGTCCCTCCCGTGGCGCGAGGACTACGCCGAGGCACTCGATGCCGCGCGCGATGACTTCAAGCGCACCCAGCGCGAGCGGCTCCGAGATAACACGTTTGCCGCGGGGGTGGCCGCCTGATGTGCGCGGTGAGCATGGTCTATGACCGCTTCGGTACGGGCGGGCCGAATCCGCCCCCGTATGTGTGGCCGCAGACATTGCCCTCAACGCTGCCGTGGACACCGGATGCGTTTGCCGAGTTGAAAGAGATCATCAAGCGGCTCGATGCGCTCGACAAAAAGCTAGGGCTAGCGGAGTGCGAGGACCCGAAGAAGGCGAAGTGGATGGCGACGATTGAGAAGCGCCTCAAGAAATTAGAGCGCACGCCATGACGCACGTGATCGAAGAACTCCTCGGCACGACAGAAGACATCGGGCAAGTCGCCCGCGTCATTCGCTGCCTGGAGGCGTCCGGCGACAAGTGGCTGGTCCGCGTCCTCCGGTTCGGCGAGTCCAAGAACGGATGGATCTGGGATCAGGCCAGCGGCAAGCAGATGCTGCCACATCTCGCCAACGCGCCCGTCGGCCTCTACCAGTTCAAGTCCGGCACCGCGGGCCATGCCTCGGCAGAAGCGCAGCTCGCGGCCGACGGCCCCGTGATGCGCAACATCGTCGCGGATCTCCAGGAGCCGCGCGTGGAGCCCGATGGCGTCTACGCGACGCTCCACGTGCACGAGGACGCGGGCTGGCTCAAGCAGAAGCTGCTCGGCCTGGATGCGCGCGGCGTGCTCGATAAAGTGATCGGGCTCTCGGTGGACACGCTCTCCGGGTATGTGCCCGTCCAGATGGCGTCCGGTGTGAAGCGCGCCATTCGGGAGATTCACAAACTCCATAGCGTGGATATCGTCACCCGTCCGTCCGCTGACGGGCGGTTTCTTCGCGCCACCGCGAGTGCGGCTGGCGAGTGGGATCTCACAGAGTGCGCCGTTGTGCGCCTTGAGGAGCGTGCAATGGACCCCGAGACCAAGACCCCCGAGCCCGTGAAGGAGTCGGTGCAGCCGCCCAAGCAGCTTGAGCTGGGTGCCACCGCCGAGCAGCTCAGCAAGATGCAGGCGACCGCGCGCGAGGCCGAGCAGACGCTCAAGCAGATGCAGGAGTCGGAGAAGCGACTGGCCACCGCACAGGCGGAGCTCGCGAAGACGCAGCAGGCGATCGATATCACCCTGTCGGACCGGCGCGTGCGCGAGGCGGTGGAAGCCTCCCCGCTGCCCGTCCCCTACAAGACGAAGCTCGTCCGCCAGCTCTCCGGCGCGGTGCGCGAGGCCGCCGCCATCGAGGCGGCGATCAAGGAAGAGACGGAGACCTGGGCCGCCGCCTCGCCCACGCAGGACCCCAGGGGATTCGGCGGGCGCCCCCGCATCGAGCTCGGTCCCACGTCCATCGACAAGATTCAGGTCGGCCTGGACCGGCTGCTCGGCGTCACCCGCGAGTCGTGGGACAAGGCCATGAAGAACTCGTATTTCGATGGCCTCACGCTGGCGCGCATCAACGAGGCGCACATGAAGCCGCATGACGAGGCGGCAAAGGACCGCGGGCTGGAGTTCACCAGCCTCCGTCAGTTCTACGTGGAGATGACCGGCGACACCGACGTAACCGGGTTCACCAAGAAGGGGCGCGCGTCGGAAGCGACGGGCTTGACCACGACCTGGGCCGATGCCCTCGGCGTGTCGATGTATCGCAAGCTGCTCCAGACGTTCGCTGAGCCGACCTACAACGAGCGCAGCATCGCGCGCTTCGGGTCCGCGCCCGACTTCCGCACGCGGGATGCCATCGTGCTCGGCTATCTGCCGGACATCGCGGCGGTCGCGGAAGACGCGCCGTATGTCGATATCGCCCTGCCGTCCGACGAGAAGGTGCAGTACGCCGTCACCAAGCGCGGCAACCTGCTCCCGGTGTCGCGTGAAACCATCATCAACGACGACATTCGCACCGTCGCCACCCTGATCGAGCGGTTCGGCCGCGCCTCGCGCCGCACCCTCGCACAGTTCGTGTGGAACTTCTGGATTGGCAACTCGCTCTGGGACGTGGACGGCGTGGCGTGGTTCGCTGCGTTCCACGGCAATACCGGGACCACCGCGCTGACCGCGGATGCGGCCGGCTCGGCGGAAGTGTTCGCCAAGATCTCCCAGTTGGGCGCGCAGCTCGAGCGGTCCTCGGGCAAGATGATCGGCGCCCCAGCGCTGGATTCCCTCTGGCTCGACGTGCCGATGGCGCTCTGGTCGGTGGCACGCCGGCTGAACATCTCGCCCGAGTGGGGCGCGGGCGTGACCAACCAGGTGTACGCCCTCTTCGGCTCCCCGACCGATCCGGGGGGCTCGCGCATCAACGTGAACCCGCTGTTCACGGACGCGACGGACTGGGGCGTGCACATGGCGCCCGGATCGGGTGGACGCGAGTCCATCTGGATCGACTTCCTCGGCGGACGCGAGGAGCCTGAGTTCTTCTTGCAGGATCAGCCGACCGTGGGCGCGACGTTCACGAATGATCGCGTAACTTATAAGCTGCGGTTTGAGTGGGGCGGTGACATTGTCGATGTGCAGGCCGCAACGAAGAACATCGTGGCCTAGATGAAAAAGTGCGCGACCTGCTGCAGCGAGAAGGCTCTGACGGAATTCCGCGCGAGCAATCGCCGCGCGAATCTTGACGGGCTGACTCGCTGCTGCGGGGCGTGCATTGATCTGGCGGCCGCATGGAAGCGGAACAACCCTGGGCGAACGGAGAAGTGGAAAGCGGAGAACCGCGAGCGTGTAAATCGCGTGACCCGCGAATGGCAGCACGCAAACCCCGACAAGATGAAGGCCATCCGGCGGCGCTATACGGTCAAGACAGTGACGAAGCGTGCGGCGTATCGCCTCGCCAATCTCGACCGCATCAAGCCCTATCAGAAAGCGTGGTTCGCCGCGCACCCTGGCTACATCGCGGAGAAGCAGCACGTGCAGCGTGCGCGGCGCTATCAGCAGAAGAAGGCGGGCGGCGTGCCGCGCGCGGAGTGGGCCTACATCAAGGCGTGGTACGGCAACGTGTGCGCTCAGTGCAGCGCGACCGAGCGCATCACGATGGATCATTTCATTCCGCTGATCCTGGGCGGCAAGCACGAGTGGTCGAATGTGTGGCCGCTGTGCAAGGCATGTAACTCGCGGAAGAAGGACAAGCGCCCGGCGCTGCACTATCCCCCGCACGTGCGCGGGATGCTGGGGGAGGTCGGCTAATGGCGCTCGGCGATTACACCGACCTCGTGGCGGAGCGGCTGCGCGACACCGCGGATATCATCACGCTCGCGGAGCGCGCGGCCGCGGTGACGGAAGCGGTGCGCCGCTATTCGCTCGTGGTGCCGCGCGAAACGGTGGCGTCGCTGGTGGGTGATGGGGTGGCGTATCGGTTCGCGCTGCCGACGGGGTATGAGGATGGATTGTCGAGTCTCCTGGCCATCGAGCATCCGACGGGGAGCCAGGTGCCGACACTGTTGAGCGGGGAAGATTACGACGTGCGGCTTGATCCGGTCAGCGGGGTCAAGATGATCTGGTTCGGCTCGCTGGTGCTGGGCGCGGCCGAAACCGCGTATGTGTACTACACGGCGCGGCACACCGTGAACGATATGGGGCAGGACACGGTGATGGTGGCGCATCGTGAGCCGGTGGCGTGTCTGGCGGCCGCGATTTGTCTGCGGCAACTCGCGGCGTACTACGCGCAGGCGTCCGACGCCACGCTCGCGGTGGATTCAATCAACCACCGCGACAAGACCGCGCAGTATCTGACGCTGGCGCGCGAGTACGAGCGGCAGTTCCGCGAGGGCGTGGGCGTCGGGAATGCGACGCTGGTAGGCCCGGCCGGCGGGCCGTATGACCTCGACGTACCGCTCCAGGGCCCCTTTGGTGATCCCTTCTACCATCCGACGCGGGCGCGCTGAGTGATTGCCTATACCGTGACCGTGCGCGGGCCGATGGTGCAGGGGGCCTCGGCGGGTGTGGTGGATCGCGCCGTGAGCGCGGCGCTGACGGAACTCGGCCATGTCGGGCAGGCGCTGGTGGTCAAGCGGACGCCCGCGGGCGTGTCATCCGGTGGGGGTGGGCTCCGCGGCTCGATCTTCACCGAGCAGCGCGGCCGCGGGGTGCAGCGTACGCAACTCATCGCGTCGAGTGTCGCGTATGCGCCGTTTGTGGAACTCGGGCGGCAGCCCGGGCGGCGGCCCCCGATCGGCCCGATTCTCTTGTGGGTGCGCCGCAAGCTGCAGGTGGCCCCGCAGCAGGAGCAGCGCGTCGCGTTCCTCGTGGCGCGCAAGATCGGCGCGGTGGGCTATCGCGGGTACGGCATGTTCCAGCACGCGGCGACGCAGCTTCAGCCCATCGTGCAGCGTCGCTTCCAGAAACTCGCGGCGGATCTGAGCGCTCAGTTGGGCGGCGGGCGGTGAGCCTTGCCACGCTCCGCACGGGGCTCCAGTCCCTCCTCGCCGGGATCACGGACATCGGCGTGGTCACGGACTACGAGCCATTCGTCCAGCGTGAGGAAGACTTCCGCACCTATTTCTACGACGCCCCGGCGGACCGCATCCTCGGCTGGACGATCACGCGCGAATCCACGAGTGAGCGCGATAAAGACAACGCCACCACCTGGCGCAACCACGCCATGGTCATTCGCGGGTACGCGCCCGTTGGGCAGAAGGGATTCACCGAAAAGGCGTTTCAGGATCTCATCGAGGACATCTGCGACGCGGTGCGGGCGCAGCAGTTGCCGCAGCTCGTCGGGTTCGGCGTGACCTCGGTCACCTTCGTGGGCCCCCCGCAAGTGCGGCTCGTGGAGGCGCGCCAGTTCTTCGACAAGCTCGTGCATTACGTCGAGATCACCATCGCGTGCGAGGGCGAAGAGGTGAGCAATCCGTGAGCGCGCCGACCTGGACGGAGCTCCGGTGCGGCAACTGCGAGCGGTGCGTCGCGCATATCGAGGAGAAGATCGGGGCGGGCTCCTTCCGCCTCAAGTTCCGGTGTCCCCGATGCAAAGAACCGCTGATGCGGACGTACACCGCGCCGCAGCAGAACACGGGTACTACGACTCAGTGCGCCGCCGTGCGCCAGGAGCCTGGTCATGGCGAACATGGGCGCGTCGCGGTTTCGGCAGTGGGTGATCGCGCTGAAGGAAGAGGCGACCTACGGGACGGACGTCTTCGCGGGCACGTATACCACGCTCAACTCGGAGACGATTCCCGCGGAGAACATCGTCCCGAGCATCTCAATGGAGGAGATTGACAACCTCGCCACCGCTGGGAACCTCGGGCGCGCACCCTCCATGATCGGCCGGGAGACGGCCTCCGTCTCCTTCGAAATGCCGTTGCGGGGCCGGGGGATCACCTATACCGCGACCGTCTGCGCCGATGCGCACCGGGTGCTGGAGCTGATGGGGCTCGCGGGCAGCTTCGCCGCCGCCGCGTGGTCCTTCCAGCCGGCCACCCCCGCGCTCCAGAAGTCCTTCACGGTGTACTGCGTCTCGCCCACCGGCAAGTCAATCCAGTTGGTTGGCTGCCACGGCACGGGCGAGTTCCGTGCCTCCGCGGGTGGCCCGCTGCGCCTGTTCGTGACCGTGACCGGGAAGCTCGATGCGGTGGCCGACATCACCTATGTGCCGGGCGTGTTCACGGCGTCCCCGCCCTTTCCGGTGGCCAAGTCGGCGGCGTTTCAGATCGGCTCGGCGAACTACGCGGCGCGGTTCTCGGCGATGCGCTTCGCGATCAACAACCAGCTCCAGTATGTCCCGGACTTCAACTCGGCCGGCGGCGTGTTCGGCGTGTTCATCGCGGACCGCAACCCGCGGCTCGAGATCGACCCCGAGAGCGTGTCGGTGGCCACCTTCGATTGGTTCAGCGCGTGGCGCGCTGGGACGCTGCAAGACTGCACGTTCGACATCGGGGCGGCGGCGCTGAATAACCGCATCCAGTTCAGCTTCAACGCGTCCGCCGCCGCGGGGCTCCAGATCGTCAACCGCGAGTACCTCCAGCGCGACGGCCTGATGGCCGCCCGCACCACCGCCCTGGCCACGATCTCCGCCGGCCAGGACGATTTCAAGCTTGTGTGGGCGACATAACCGCGCGCCCCGAGGCGCGCCATGAGGTGGTGGATGAAGATCTTAACCGTTGCCGACATTATCGCGGCCACTGAAACCACGGTGGCATTGCCTGGGCTCTCGGCGCTGCTTGGGTTGGAGGCGGGGGTGCGCGTTCGGAAGATCGGGCGCGCGGAGTACCTCGCGCTCCTGCCCGCCCTGCCACCCGGCTCGGAGTCCTGGCTCGCGGAGGAGTGGCCGGAGAAAGAGGGGGCGTGGATCGCCACGCTGCCGTTCGCCCAGCTCGAGCAGCGCCGGGCGCAGGCGCGCGACATTCTCTACCGGGTGGCGGTGACGGCGTGTGTCCAGCCGACACTGACACTGGAGCAGGCGCGGCATCTGGGCGACGACGCCGCGGAGCTCGCCGCCGAGGTGCTGAGGTTCTCCGGGCTGATCAAGCCGGTGCCGGTGGTGGAAGAGGCGAATCCGGTCCCCGTCGAAGAGGCCGAGCCGGTTGCTGCCTAGCCTCGCGCTCCCCTGTCAGGACGGGTTTCTCCTGGCGCATGACGTGCCGGTGGGGGTGTTCTTTGCCGATTACCCGCTCGACGCCGAGCA